CCACTTAACCCACCAAATTAATCTGTTATCGTCTTTGCTCATAATACTGTATTATACAATCATTTCTCCTGATTGTCAAGATACTGCTGTAGATTGTTACCGTGTAGTGCCATCATCATTGCGTCGCTATCACTGTACAACACAATAGTTTGTGCGTTTAACAAATAGTATGGACTAGACATCCATCTTTCAAGTTGTATAAATGTTTTAGACTTATACTTTTCTGTTAGTTTAAATTTAAATGTAGGAACCTTGGCTTTCTTTAACATATTGTATGCTATTCTGTTTAGTCTCAAACTGTCAGCGTTCAAAGGATTAAACCACCAAGTCTTAGGATCATCTAGACTGTTATATCGTAGTTGTTCACGCCCTTGACTTTGGAATGGATTAAGTTCGTACTCTTGTTGAAACTTTTCTTGCCAAACAACCTGTGGTGAGTCTTTGGTGCGAGGCATTTAAGGGTGTACTACCGTCCCGCTGTCTAATAAAACTACAGTAAATAGGTCACACTTGAACAACGTGTTTAGCTTTTTAGCTAGGTTGTGTGCGTGTCCAGGATTACTGAAAGACACTTTTTTATATTTTGGACCAGGATACTGAACTAAAATATTTTGTGTTTTAAGATTGATGGGTTTACCTTCGTAGAAAACTGCCCAAATACCAGCTGAGCTAAGAATTTGATCGCTCTTATATGTGGTTTTGTTTACGTGTTCTAATAATATATTCGGTTTAGGCCTACTCATTGTTGCTTATTCTCGTTAATTTAACAATAGTATTTATGCCAATTATAAGAGTATTTAATTAGAAACCGCCACCATCGAAGTCAACTGTTGTTGGCTTAGTACTTTCCTGTTCGAGGTTAGTAAGATCGTGTATTTTAGTCAATAAACTAAAAAGATCACTATGAATGTTACGTGCTTCTGTTGGTGTTAACACTAATTCCTTAGCGTTAGTTTGATTCATAGTTTTAACTTTTTCGTTAAACTTCTTCAGGTGCAAGCTTAATTGTTGTTCCATTGAGAGCTCCGTTAGCGATACGTAAGTTTTCCTGCATTTCTTCTACTGAACTGTATGGTCCAGCATATGCGTATCTGTTTAGTGTGATTAGTTTTGGGCAATAACTTTTAACCCAACCGTTGTTAAATTTAAGTATGTAATATCCAGCACAGAAAAAGCTTTTACTTTTTTTACCTTTAGTAAATACTGGTAACTTCTTACGAACGTCCCAAAGAATATTCTTAGCTTGATGATCACAAGGGTAACCATATATGTCGTGTGACTCTGTAGGTTTCTTTTTTGTTGTTTTTTCAACTACAATGTTGTGTCTATCACTTAAACGTTGTAAACTAGAAAACTGTTCACGCTCATCATCGTGTGCATAAACAACACCTGTTTGATTAGCTAAGATAGTTCCTATTTTATTACCGTTGTCTTCTACTACCCAACATTTATTTTTGACTATTGCTTTTGCTAGTAAACTCATTTTACTCTCCTTGATATATCGCTGAGTTAGCACCGTGTTCCGCACACTCTACTGAATGTACCCAACAACGATTGTTTGATTGCTCTCTGATTAGTTTGTCTGCGAACATAAATGCGTGTTCGGCAAACTTCTCTCCACCAACACCATCCATTACTACAATCTCTGCTAGATCAAACAGCTCAAGTTCTTTTAACTTTTCTAAGAAAGGGTCATTCTTATCAACAACAGTCTTATGATCAAAGTGATCTACTAACCATTGCTTGACTTCTTTAAGTCCGCCAAAGTCTACTGCCCAGTTTTTGTTATCAAGTTCGCTACAGGCAAATGTAAATTTAAACTGTAAGCTGTAACCGTGTAGTAAGTGACAGTGTGAATGATCTGCGTTAGGTTGTCTAAAGCAGGCCGAAAGCCCAATGTTGTGTCCGTACGTTTTAGTTGAATAGTATGTTGCCATCTCTTGTTTCTCCTAGTCTAATAAGCGGCAGAGTATTTAAAGAGGGTTGACACTGGTAAGTCCTCTGTAGTAATATTATATTGTCGTTTGTAGTTAAAGTCAAGTTCAAAATAAATTCTCAATAAACTGATTTTGTTTTTTCATCATAGTAAAATAAAACTTTAATGTATTAAAAGCATCTTGATCTGCTCTATGTTGCTCACCATCAAAAGGTATATGGAACTTTGCCATTGCTTCTGACAACCCACCTTTAGGATCTGAATTATTACTAAACATCATAAAGTTAAAAATAGTTTTAAGATCAATGATACGACCACCTAGATGTTCAAATGCTACATTACGTTCTTGGAACTCTTTGCGTAGTACTGAAACATCATCAAACCCCCATACCACACAGTTTAACCAAGGTCTATATTCTTTTATTAAATCTTCAAGTTCTCTTGCTATGTATTCGTGACTGTAACTTTCAGTACGAATATCGTGATCAGTGATACCTGTCAGTCTTGTTATGTAAGGATCAATTGGTTCTTGTGGATCTACATACCATTTAGCTTTTACATAGTCTTCAGGTCTTTGACAAGCGTTACCAATACTAACACCAACCTGTATGATACGATTACTAGGCTGATTCAGTTCTAAATCAATTGAAATGAAGTTTTGTTTATTCACGCTACCTCTAAGTCTGGATAGCTAGCACTCATCCAGTGGGCCATAGCGGCCGCATTATCTCCTAGTTTAACCAGATTGTATTTGCCACAGAACTTAAGAAACTGTGCTCCAATCATTTGTTTTTGTTTTACTGACATACCTTCCGCTATAGTTTCAGCTATCTGTACTTTAACATCTTCAGGCTGTGCTGTAAGATCTACTAGAGTACAATTACGGTTGTAATCATCTAACACTCTGTGTTCTTGTTCATTGTGATCTACCCAACGCTGTAACATCAAGTTATTCCAATTGAAGCCTTTCTTCTTTTTATCTGCGAATGCTTCTAACAAGCCAACTTTATTCCTACTGCCTTTTTCTCTAACACCTGGATATGCTGAAAACACATTATCACTTGAGTCACCACGCATACACTTCTTAAACAACAGATACTCTGGATCCGGTATTACTTTAGGTTCTTTAGTTTTCTTATCTATCACACGCTCACCTTTCTTGTTAAAGATACCTTTCAGTGTGTGTAGTTCATCTGATATACCATTATACTGATTAACATTTTCAGCTAACAATTGATAAAAGTCACTGTCTGAACTTACAATAACGTGTTCATCATTGGGATGACTCTGTATCCAACCCGCTATCAAATCATCAGCTTCTAGATTAGGATGTTGTAGTGTAGTACAATTAGTCTTTTCTTTAACAAACTGATTTATATTGTCAAAGGCTTCCCAAAACATTTTATCTTCTTCAGCTTCTGTTTCTGTTAGTGCTTGCCTAGCCACTGTTCTATTCTTCTTGTAAGGCTCATAGAAGTCTTTACGCCAACTACGTCCTTCTAAACAAAATATAACGTGATTAGCCTGCTGATCTCTCCAACACTTGTTTATACTAGCAAGTGTTACGTGCATAGCAAAGGCTACTTTCTCTTCTGGACTAGCGGCTCTATAAGCTGAGTGTCTAGCTCTAAAGAATGTGTTTGCTGTATCTATTAATAAGTATTTCAACTGTGCTCCGATCGGCCGTTACCAAGATCACGTTTGCTTTCGTGTTGCTTACGCAATTCTGGATCAGCTTGTTCATTTTCAAAGTTTTCCATTACTACATTACGACATACTGATTGGAACCAGTTATCAACAATGTCGTTATCAGTTTTACCTTGATAGCCTGCTTTCATTAATCTAGCTAAAAAGATATCATTCCAATCTAATTCAAAAGCACCATTACTTGGATTGTCTTTATCTATTTCCATACTAAGAACAGTAACATAAGGTTCGCCATTCTTAGTTGCTAATTCTTTCTCTGACAGTTGCTTCTTCTTACTAGGCTTTTTAGTTTCTTTCTTACCTAGCATACTTTTAAGTTTATCTGTTATTCCCATCCTATTTTCTCCCACGGTACCATTTTATTACCAAAGTGACCATAAACACAATTGTCACTATAGTTATTATACTTGAATAAATCAAATTTGTCAATGATTCCTAACGGTGTTAGATCAACATTGGATCTAATGTACTTCTCAATTGAGCGATTATGCCCATTTGACTCTACGTATATTGATGTAGGTTCTTTAACACCAATAGCATAACTTAACTGTATTTGACACCAATCAGCCATCTCACTAGCTACTACATTCTTAGCTAACCAACGGGCCATATAAGCCGCTGAACGATCTACTTTAGTTGGATCCTTGCCACTAAATGCTCCACCACCGTGCGGTGCCCAACCTCCATAAGTATCAACTATAATCTTTCTACCTGTTAGTCCTGTATCACCATCCGGTCCACCTACTACGAAGTTACCAGTAGGGTTAAGATGCCACACAGTATCATCATCTACTAGATGTCCTAACTGTGATAGTGCTACGTCTTGTGATAGTTTTCTAGCTTTATCACAGTCACCTTCTGTGTGTTGTGTGCTTACTACTACTTGATCAATACGCTGTATTTGATCACCTCTATACTCAACACTTACTTGACACTTTGCGTCTGGTAACAAGAAACTGTTTGTTTCTCTTTCTTGCTTTAACTGTTTAAGTATTTCGTGACTGTAATGGATAGGTGCTGGTAAGTATGCGTCATTGTCTCTGTTAGCATAACCAAACATAATACCTTGGTCACCTGCTCCAAAGTCATCTGTACCTAATGCTATATCACTTGATTGACTGTGTATACGATTATCTATATCTAACTTGTTCCAATGGAATCCTTCTTGTTCGTATCCAATCTTCTTAACTGTGTCTCTAACTATTTGATTAACATCAACAACATTAAAGTTTTTAACTTCACCAGCTAGTGC